GAACCCTTGCCGTAGTTGTCGGGATACAAGTCGGTTTCCATGTTTAAATCACCAGCAGATGATTGGAAAAGAGCTGCAGATGAAACAAGAGCACGATCATTAGCAAACACGAGGCCACCACGATTCAAGTCAGTTACCTGGACAAGTGCAGATTGACCAGCAAGTAGTGAATCTGGCATTTGTGCACTTGCAGTTGTACCTTGGAAGATATAGTCAACTGAATGAATTTGAAGAGCTTGACGATCTCCAACATCAACATAACTACCAAGGTCAATAGTAGCAAATGTATCAGTTGCGGTTGCACTGATGGTAACTCGTTCGGTTAGGGTAAACATGCTTGTCTTTTTTGTTGCCATAATAATCACTTTTTATTGGGAGGTGGAGGGGCGTTTTCTCTGTGCATTAAACGTCAGACTAGTTCGCCCCTCCAACTAAACCTATCATAATAGGGCCTTTAAGCATTTGCAGTCCCATCTTCGCGAGCGTAGCGAGCCCCCGGTGACAAACCACCCGTCCCCGACCACCACCCCTATGGTAAAGTACCCCCTATTTAGGGACACCGTAGGTTTTTGTCGAAATTATACCCGTCCGTACGGGTTGATTTAAGTAGGAATTACACATCGGATAGACTGATGAAAGTCAGAAAGGAGGTTTCTCTCACCGTGGAGACAGCAGAAATAGCAAACAAGATGCAGAACTTTAGCCAATGGGTTCGGATCGGATTAAGACAATACCAGCATGGAGAAGATATTGCTTCGGAAACCATGCGTCGCATGCGCTACAGGAAAGCGTGTGTGCATCTAGCGTCAGCATTGATTGACTATGCGACGCAAATAGATCCAGAATACAAAGGCGAAGTTGAAGCAATCATTGCACAAGCTATGAATCAAACAACACTGGAGGAATTTGAATGAAGATTGCAATAGAATGTATTAGATGTCGTTCAACTGAACACGTTGATGTACGATATATGTTCAATGGAGAGACATATGAATTAGAATATCATTGTGAGTCGTACACTGGTGGCTGTAATTTCTACCGTTTGCTACCACTAGCTTTCCATCCACAAGTAGGTGACTTGTGATGACCTGTGGATTTTATTCGAACTTTGATTGGGTTACCAGGGACATCACATTTGATTGGTTGTTGCCACTAGAAAATTATGAAGGTCCACAAGGGCCATGGTGGCAATGTATTCAGTGCGACGAAATATTTTATTCAACAACGCTTTGCACTTGCAAAGATTGTAATCCGTTCTCTGGTTACTGCAGACAATGTCATCCAGAATGATTAGATCCACAAGTATGCCATCATGACATACTCTGCCACGCTAGCACCAGCCACCGTGACCAGTGTAGCAATTGAAAGAAAGATATTGAACTTCATCAATGATTCAAGGGATGTTTCCTTTGCTTCTTTCTTTTCTTGTCGTGCCATCAACCATTCAGCAAATCGTGTAGTTGGCGTTTTCTTTTCTTCAATTGGAGTTTCTGTTTCTGTACTCATATTATTCTGCCTCCCAAACCTACGAGTGCGGTTTCTTCAAACCGTCGTATCTCTGGAGTAAATAGATCGAGTCCACCAACGACACCTTCTTCTAAAGTGTAGTCTACTAATACTTCACTAACATTAGCAGCTAATCGTGCTCCCATAAATAGAGGTCGTATAGGCGCAGGTATCAAACCAAATTTGATTGGATCGTATTGGAATATATCCACAAACAAATCTTCGAGAGGAGTCATATCAATCAACATCTGGTTCGTTCTGCAAATCATAGCTGCGCTTAAGTCGCATTAGATATTCAAACTCTGCTTCTTCTTTTGCACTGGCCCTTAGAAGATAACGAGCACCTGACATTAACAGTGTACCATCAGAATTACCAGGTCCAAATGAAACAACACGATAACAGTAAATTCTATCTGTTGCAGTTGGCAACAATGAACCAAGTTGATTATCAGATACAGTAATCATAGATCCACCAGCCAGGTTATCTATGTCAAAGTTTACAATTCGAAATCTTCCATATACAGTTTGTTCGAAGGAAAGTTGTGAACCATCAAAGTTACCAAAAGTAAACAATTGAATTAACTGACTATCTGTTAATGGTGATGTTGTCATAAAGTCAAGGACTGCTGCTGTATCCCCTGCTGTTGCTGATCCACCTACCCTGGTAATTGGATATGCTTCTTGTATTCCTGCAGCTTCAAAGAACAATGTCTTTGCATCCATTGACAAACCTGCTAAATCGAAATATGTATCATTAAGACATATTCCACTGCCAGGTGCTGATTGTCTCCAGCCTGAATTTGAAACTCCTGAATCTAATGCAAAAGCAGCGCCAGTCTTTGTGATTTGAAGTAAATCAAATTGTTTTACTAATGTCTTCATTTCATCGACCTCTTTCTTTCTGGGGAACGCTTCCAAGACTTTGCAGCTCTTTTGAACAATGCTTGATGATTAGATCGTGGATGCTTCTTCTTTAGTTCTGCAAGCTTCTTCTTCATGTACTTGTTATACGCGGATGGTGCTCGCTTTACTTTCTTAGTAACAGCCTTAGCCTTCTTCACAGTAGACTTGGCCTTGCTTACTGTTTCTTTACCAGACTCGCCCAGGTCTTTTATTTCCTGTAGCAATCTGATAACTTCATCAATAGACACTGAGTCCACCTCAGTTATCTGCAGCTGTTGATTGGATTGCAATTGCCATGAAGTCTTTTGCACCGAGGGAAACAATAGAAGCGTTTACTCTAACAACGCAATTAATAGATTCTCCACCAGCAACACCAGTAGATCGTGCAGTTATGTATAGTGCGTCGTTAACAACATAGCGTCCGTCATCTGAACCCTTGCCGTAGTTGTCGGGATACAAGTCGGTTTCCATGTTTAAATCACCAGCAGATGATTGGAAAAGAGCTGCAGATGAAACAAGAGCACGATCATTAGCAAACACGAGGCCACCACGATTCA